GGATTTCAGGCTTTTCAGGAGCTTCTTGAACTCCTTGCGGATGGCTTCCTCCGCGCCTTCCTCCCGGTGCTCTGCGATGCGGCGGGCCTGCACCAGGTAGTATTCAAGGTCTTTTGCCACGCTGCATCACCTCGGTTTATTCTTCCTCAGCCTCATTGGCCGGGGCTTTCTTCTTTTTGACGGGCTTGTCCTCGTCGTCATCGTCGTTACCGTCATCCAGGGGCGGAGCAGAAATCTTCGCCTTTTCTTCCTCGATCAGCTGCATGACGTATTCCACATCATCAACAAAGGAAAGCTGTGCGAAAGCCACCTGCTTCGGCAGACCTGCAGCAGTGAGCGCCTGTACGTTCGCTGCTTCGTCCTGCACATCAACGGGGATGTTGCGGCGGAAGTCCATCACGACCTGCAGCGGGTCAATCTTGATGGTTTTCTTTGCCCAGGCCTTCGCCAGCAGCGTGAACATGTAGGTGCCCGCGCTGATCATCTTGGCCTCGAACATGCCGCACTTCGTTTCCAGGCCGGTCAGCTTGAATTTCAGGGAAACGCCGCTCGCCGTGCCAAAGGCTTCATCGGACAGGTTCGGAGTCTTGGAGAAGCGGTAGATATTCTCCTCCAGGCGGTCAAGGTGATGCTCGATGAAGGCATCGTTGATCTCCTTGGTCAGGAAGTACACCTTGCCGCCGTTCGCGCCAGTCCTGATCTCGATGGCACCGGCCTTCTGCACCTCTTTGGCTTCCTTTTCATCCAGGTGGATGTTTTCGAGGATCATGTAGGCATGGGCGAAGGCTTCCGACTCGTTGTTGGAGTCGGACAGCGCACGGTCGTATGCGTCGATCAGCGTCAGCACCTTCTCCGCATCGCCCTTCATTTCCAGGTTGTTGGGGATGCCTTGCAGCGGGCAGCCGTCGAACAGGTTGGCCTCCTGCTTTACCAGCACAAGGTCGCTCTCGCTGCCGCCCTCGTAGTAGTAGATGTTGGCGCTGTCGTAGAACTCGGCCTTCACGACCTTGTTGTCGTTGATGTCCTTGATCTCGTAATAGCGAACACCATAGGTCGGATGCGTGATGTCGCGGGTCTTGGAGAGGATGATGCACTCATTGGGAGGCACCACCATCACGCGCTCATTGCCATCCTCGTCAATGTAGAACAGCCGCCCCGCATAGCCGCAGATCGCAGCGAACTTCGTGCACTCCATGTCCACGTCGAACATGTTGGAGCGGGTCACAAAGTCGGTGATGACCTTGCTGGCTGCATCGCGGGCCGCTTTCTGCTCCTTCTTGCTGTCGCCGGTGTCTCCGGTGTCCTCCTGGCTCTCCTCGGTGTCGGAATAGCTGTAGCCGATGGGATTGCCAGCGAAGAAGCCGGTTTTGAAGTCGATGATCTCGGAAAAGAAGTCATTGTTCAGCTTGTGGTTGATGGTATCCTCTTCCTCGCCGAAGCGCGGCTCACGATCAAAGATCGGAACGCCGTCCGCCAGGGCTTCGTACCGATCAATCAGACCCTTGTTGTATGTGGAATTGTTCCGGTGCTTTTTGATGATGCGCCGCAGCAGCTCAACCGTGATGCCGTCCTTTTCCAGCGCCTCGATCTCAGCGGTATAATCCGGGTATTTCTCCAGCTTGCTGCGGACGGGATGCTCTTTCCGCGGCTGGATCAGCGTTGCTTCACTCATTTGGTTCCCTTCCTTTTCCGGCTCATGGTGCCCGGCAGCGACTTGTCGAGCATCACCTTGCCGTCAATCAGGCTAACGGTCAGCCCGCAGCGCGGACAGACGCGCACGCTGTTGATCGTCTTCCAGATATGTCTGCACATTATCTCAGTCTCCTTGCTGCCTTGACGGTGCCAACCGCTGTCATCACGTCCTCCAGGGCGTAGCGGGTCGCGTCAATGGTGTGATTGTCCTTGTCGGGATATGCGGCCAGGAAATCGCCGTTCTTGTCGGTCTCGTACTCATAAGCCGAGAACTCCTTGGCGATGTTCGGCGTGCGCTTGGGGTCAATGATGATTTCGCCCAGGCTTTGGAGCCAGCGCATGCCATGCTCAACGCTGCCGGGGCCTTTCTTAACGCCAATAGCAACCACGCCGTGGGAGCACAGCTCCGAGATCATGCGGGGGTCTGCGTTGTCGGCACGGATGACCTCCCTGCCTGCGCGACTCACCATCTCGCCAGAAAGCCGCTCCATTGAGTTGCCTGCGCCGTAGAACTCGTCCACCGCCATGATCTTCCGCAGCCTTGGGTCATACGCCCAGCGCACATAAGCATCCGGGTCAACCGCAAAGCCGAAGTCCAGGCCGAGATAATGCCGCCCGTACCTGTTCAGCTCGTCGTCGGCGATCTCCCGGATTGCCAAGTTGTTGAACACCTGGCCGCCGGTGCCGGTGACTTCGCCCAGATACATGTGGCGGTAGGCGCGCTCATTCGTCGCTTTCAGGGCCTCCGCTTCGGCGATGAATACTTTACCAAGCCACTCCCGCGGAACGCCCAGATACGTGCTGTGGTGCGTCAGACGGTTGGCCTTGGGGACAAGTGCTTCCTTGTTGACCCAGTTGCGGGCCGTCATGGGCGGGTTGTAGCTGAAAAAGGTGTAGGACAGGTCGCCACCACGGATGATGGAGGCCTTGATCGTGCGGATGTCGTCCATGCCCCCGAACTCCGCCAGCTCCTCGAACCAAAGAATGCCGAAGTAGCCAAAGGAAATCTTGATCGACTTGGACTTCATCGGGTCATCCGCACCACGGAAGATGATGCGCTGCCCGGTCTTCTTGTAGCGGATTTCCAGCGGAGATACACGGTATTGGAACTTGTTATGCAGCCCCAGCTGGTCAATGGCCCAGATGATCTGTTCATACACCGATTCGCGCAGCGTATTGCCCACGCGCCGGTAGATGATCGCGTGCATCTGGGGGTGCTCAATGAGCAGCTTGATGATCTCGATGGAGATGAACGAGGACTTCGTGGAGCCACGCCCGCCTTCGAGCCAGTATTCATCGTGCCCGGCCCGCTTGATGTCGCGGTGAACAGGCCAGAAAGGCTCTGCGATGATGCTTGTCAGGCGTACCCCGTTGGCCTTATCAATCGCCGATGTCATCAATGATCACCGGTACAGCACCATCTATCTGCACGTTATCCCGGAACATGCCAAGGTGTCTGCCCAGCAGCTCCAGGCTGCCCTTCTTATCGTAGAAGCGGATTTCCCGCTCCTCAATGACGCTTTTCCCTTTGGTCGTGCGCTTGATCTTCACAGACTGAATGCAGGCCAGGTCTTCCGGCTTCGCATCCGGCAGCACGGTCGCGGAATCCACGTCGATCACGTCAGCAGCATTCACAAAGGCCAGCTTCGCGATCTCCTCGATCACTCTGTCCTGGTTGATGCCGGTTCTGCGTGAACGTTCAGCCAGCGCCGCATCGACTGCAGCTCTGACTTTAGGGATATTTAGGGTTTTGTTTGCCTCAACCCCTGCCGAATCAAAGTTTTTGTATCCGGCCCTGATATAAGCCTGTGTTGCATTCAGGTCGATCAGGTACTCGTCAACAAAGAGCTGCTGTTTCGCTGAAAGTTTTGCCATCCTGCAACACCACCTTTCTATTGAAATCGTCCAAGGTCAACCCATTGGAAGTCGTTGTCGAACACATCCGGGATCGCCTTGATGTTGCCCTTGTAGAAGATCAGCACATTTTGATGTACCTTGACCGTCTTGCGGCGCGACCCAAAGACCAGACCTGCCCTCATGGGTGCCGTGCCGTACTGTTCGAGCAGCACGCTGTCATTGTAGAGGCAAAGGCCCTGATCCATGAACAGGCGCTTCGTCTGCCCCACGAAATCCCGGTATGCACCCTTGCTGTCCCGTATCTCCCCAACCACAAACACCGCGAACCGGTTATCCTTCAGCTTGGCGCAGGATTTCGCGATGATTTCGCGGTATGCGTCGATAAAGTCTGAATAATTCATGTTGGAGAGGTCGAGCGGATGATCGCTGTACTTCTCCAGGTTGTGATAGGGTGGACATGAAAAAACCAGATCGGCGCTGCCGTCTGGTATGTATGAATCCATATTTCTGCTGTCATCGCAATGCCAGGCCGGAGCCACGCACAGCTTGTCAGCGTTCATTTGGTTGGCATCCACCTGCTTCTGTGAGAGGTCGATCCCGATATAATGACGGCCCAGCATTTCAGCCACAACGCCGCGGACGGAGCCACCTGCGAAGGGATCGAACACAATGCCGTCTTTGGGGGCGAACCAGTTGTATATGACCTCGCAAAGCACGGGGTCGAATATGCTGGTGCCTGTCAGGCTGCTGCCCTGCCTTTCCGCAAGCATCTTCATGCCGTTGCCGAGCAGTGCATCATCCCGGCCCACTTCACTCTGGAGCCCGATCTGCTTCCAGGCCCGCTTCCGTTCCTGCCAATAGCCTTGCTTGCTATCAAATACAGAGAACGGTGGGGATTAGGAAGCGGTCGTTCAGCTTGCCCATGTAACCACATCCTTCATCGTTTGTATGAAAATAGCCCGCAGCATGATCGCCACGGGCCTACACTTGGATATGATACATCATACCACGGGTTGAATGTTTGTGCGTGTACAAAAATGTTTGAAAGTGTACAACTTTTCACACTTTTTCGCAATTCCAGCGCTTGATCTGCTCCACAACCGGCTCGATCTTCTGCTCGTCGATGATCTTCTGCACCTTCTGCACCGCGCTCCCCTTGATTCCACGCACCGTGGAGTAGGACTTATCGAACGCGACCGCCGCCTCCTTCAGAGACATGTACTTGATATGCTTGCGGCCTTCCTTGTCGGTGATGACCTCGCCCACATAGAGCTTGTGGAGCAGGTCGTATTCCTCCACGGGCAGCTGCTCAATCACACCGATGATCTGCTGCCGGGCCTCGAATATCTTGGCGATGGTTGCAGCGATCTCCGCCTCGATGTCCACGCTGCTGATCACGGCACTTGCCATGCGCTGCTTATCGCCGGAGGACTGTACCCTCACGCCCGTGTCGGGAGCAGCACCCGCGGTTATGTTGTACGCCAGCATCAGCCAGCGCTCACGTTCATTCCGCTTGTTCTCGATCATCTTGTCGAGCTTTTCAATCTGCTCCAGGAATGTCTGTGCTCTCATAGCGTGCTGCCTCCCTTCTGATTTTGATTTTCCCGTCCCGCAGGATCAGCCTGTCCCCGCGGGAAAGGGTGAACGATCTTATGTATCCGAAGAACTCAAAGCCGATGGAGCCGTCCTTCTGTTGAAACATCATCATCCGGTGCCTGCACCACTCAGGAGGCGGGCCGCTGCCGACGATGTATTCCTGCACCGTATCCATCAGACATCGCCTGCCACACGGTGGAGCGACTTGTCGGCGTTGAAGCCGTCAGGATAGCGGGCGCGCAGCTTGTCAATGTTCATCTGGGCAACATCGCTCAGCCTCCAGCCGTGTGCCGTGCAGAACTCCGCGATCATCCACAGGAGGTCTCCGACTTCCTTCATGACGTGATCCGCGTCCATCTCGTGGCCTTGGTAGAACTTCTGATACAGGCCGTGGATTTCCCCCACCTCTGCACACATGCCGTGCAGGGCGTGGCGAGAGGTCTCCTCATAGGTCAGCTCACGATTCATCGTGCGCGCTGCTGCCTGCTGGTATTCATTCATGAGCATGGTTATCTTCCTCCTTCACTGATCGCTGAGCCAGGGCCGAGGAGCATCTGATCTTCGTGATGCAGCATGTACTCCAGGGACGGCTCGATGCACTTTGAGTATCTGTAGGACTGGGTTGCATTGTAAATTCGCTCCGCCGCCTCTTTCTCCTGCTTGGGCAAGGGTACAGGGCATGACCGATCGTCCATCAGGCTGTATGCCTCCCAGTGCAGTGAGCTGATCTTGTTCTTCACCTCGGAGATAGCAGGCGGGAAAGGGCTTGCGCTGATCGCCTTATGCACAGCCATCAGCACGATGTCCGCAGGCATGTCTGCAAACTGGATGGCCCAGACGGAGACGGTGCCCATGGCTTCCTCCTGGGTCATGCTCTTGTAGCTGTTGGGGTAGGCCGCCTTCAGGATTGCCAGGATCGTGGCAGCTTCCTTCTTGGTCATCAGACTGCACCCCCTTCCACGATGTCAAGGAACACGTTGCCGCTGTTCCTGCGGGCCTGTGCGTTCTGCTGGCCGCGCTTTTCTGCATCCTCACGAGCCCACTTGCGGATGGTGGCAGCGTGGGATTCGTAGTGCTTGCCGGTGGACTTCATGTACTCAGAGAGTCGGTCAATCACAGGGCCAACGTCGCGGATTTCCTCATACAACTCGTCGAACTCCGTATCCGTCAGGAGAACATTCTGGTAACGGCCAAAGGTGCGCGTGGGTTCTACTGCCCCTGATGCTGAAGCTCCCGCTGGAGTTGCCGTTGGAGTTGATGCTGGTGTTGATGTTGGTGTTGATGTTGGTGTTGATGTTGGGGTTGGTGTTGGTTGAATCTGTTGACACCCGTCAACACCTGTTGACACCTGTTGGCTGCTGTCAGCAAGTGCCTGCCTTTTCGCCGCGCTGGCCTGGCCTGCCTTGCGCTTCTTCTCCACCAGCTCCTCATACCTGGCAGAATCCCGGTCGATGCTGTTGGCAACAAAGGGCCACACCGCCGCCAGAACGCCGTCCATAGGCGGGATGGTGCCATGCTCCCCATACTCCATGATCGCCTCGAACAGGCGGCCCTTGGTTTCGTAATCAAGCCCCTTGATGGAGTGCCCCGTCTCGAAGTAGATCATCAC